TTATGCCACGTCGATCCACTCAGCGCCTCGGCTGTCGCGGTACAGATCGGTCATTGTGGCCGAACGGTGACCGAGTAGTTTCTGGGCGTCACGGCCTTCAAGCTCATGAAGGCGTGCAGCCAGCGAGCGTTGTTCGTGAAAGGACGGTGGCTGGCGCCCAAAACTTATACCCAGCTTCGCGCCGGCCTTGTCGCGCGCTTCGGCAAATGCAGAGCTCAGCGTGTCCAGCACCAATGGCTGGCCAGCCTTTGCGCGGCCCGAAGCTTGTGCATGGTGCACCAGGTGTTGTGACAGAACGCGGTCGCGGCATTGCTTAATTACGGTGGACAGATCCAGGCCGACCGACTCGAGGCGAAGCGCGGTGCTGATACGCAGCCTGGCCCCGGTCTTGGACTGAACGACATGAAGGAAGCCGTCGTGCACGTCCTTGAAAAGCATCGAGGCTATATCGTCCCGGCGCTGGCCAGTCAGCACCGCCAGCTCCATTGCCCTGCGAAGCCATGGTTTCTTGGCTTCCTCATAGATTGCCTTCCACAGTTCCAGCGTCAGCCGTTCGCGCTTGATGCTCACCCGCGCGGCCTTGGTCACTTCGACCGGGTTGGCGTCTGCCCACCCCCGCGCCTGAGCCTCGGCGAACACGTCTCGCAACAGCGAACGCATTGCCCTGGCCATCTGCGCCTTTCCCTCTTTGGCCATACCAGTCAGGTAATCAGCCACATCCATCGTTGTGATGTCCTTAATCCCCTTGGAGCCGAATACCGCCGTCAGTCGGTTTATCCGCATGCCTACGTTTTTATTGCTGCTGGCTGACAACTTCCGCTCAGCGAACAGCTCGCGGTACTCGTCCAGCCATTCCGAGAACAATTTTCCAGGCGCTGGCGCCGGCGTACTGATGCGTTCTGCAAGCGTTGGCTTGATCGCGTCTGCGTGGTTGGCGGCGACGGCCTCACGGATCGCCGCCTCCTTGTCCTTGCCCAGGCCGAATACGCGACCACTGACCGGATCGCGGTAGGTGTAATAAGTGACGCCGTTGCGGGCGTCAGTCTTGCGGTAGAGATTGGGCGGAAGATCCTTTGACCCGGTGTTACGCGGCCTGGGCGCCATTGCGTGCTCTCTCTATTCTGCTGATCAGGCTCCCGCCGACGATACGTACGGGCTGCTGATCAGGTTCTTGGTAGTGGGCGTCGGACTCTACATAGTAGTTGCGCCCGTGCTTGACCGGTACCGGCGCGATTCGGCCCTCTCGAGCCCATTTGCGCAGGGTGTTGGGGCTTGGCGGCGTCTTGAACTCGGCCGCCGCCCATTCATCCAGGGTGACTTTGCTCATGGGTTGCTCCCGCCGGCCGCCGTGGGCCGCGCTGTCTTGATGATTTGAATTGCCAGGGCGAAGCTGATCAGCAGCCAGGCACAGGTGCCAGCGAAGGCGTAGAGCAGTGCCTCGGTGGTTCCCGTGCCCACAAGGTCTGGGCCGGCCCAAAAGAACCAGCCGAGTGTTCCTACCAGGTACAGCAAAGCGCCCAGCAGGATCAGGGTGAGTTTCGTTGCGAACATGGGGTGTCCTTGCCGCGCTGGGCGGCAGAAGGTGGGTTAGGAGGGGAGCAGGCCTTTGGCCTTCGCTTCTGCCAGGCACTGCGCTCGGAACTGCCGAGCGGACTCCGTGGCCTGCTGCTTCGTGGATGCCTTCCAGGTCGGACCGATTTGCACAAACTTCCCGCGTAGCTTTCCGCACCAGTGATTGACGAAGTTGCCGTTTTCGATCTGGCTGATGATTCCAGCGGTGGCTTTCGGCGCTGTCGCGTAATCGACCAGTTTTTGTTCGTACGTTAATTCGGGCATAGGAATACCTCGCCCGCCGCTCACCGGCAGGCATGTAGGGGGATTGGGGTTAGGGCTAAAGGCTTACGGTTTCCAGCTTTTGCCGACGCGAAAAACCATCATGAGGTTGTGATGGAGGGGGACTTTGAGAACGTGGTCGAAGAACTCGCCTTTTCCAGAGATGAATCCGGTAGGCACCTTGTTTCCTGCGATCCCGAATTCTCGCCAGCATTCCTCGCCACCGTTCTCGTCCCAGTAGGCGCGTTCGCGTTTGGGGATCTCGTCGTAGGTTTTCACGAACACAGAGTGATCCGGGATATCACAGATCCGGCGCCAGGCGGGATGGCGCTTGCACCAGTCGACGGCCTGCTGAGAGGCTTGCTCGGCAGAGTAAAATTCTTTGGTATTTTGTTCGGTCATGGCCTTGGCCCCTTGTAGATGAAGGCGTAGGCGAACCAGAGGGTGGCGATCATGGCGTCACCGGCTTGATATGGCTGTCGATCCATTTCCGCATCCGCTGCCAGCGCTGCTCTGGAGTTTCGTTCCACCCACATTCGTCGTTCTCGAACACGACTTCGGCGGCCATGGCTGGCGCAATTCCGAAAGCTTCCGACACCGTCTCTCGGCAATGCGCATCGATGGTGCTCATGTCCACACCGCGCTTTGCACCGAGAACGCCGAGGGTGCAGAACTGGCCGTCTGCTTCGAGCGTGTCTGCCACCAGGCGCTTTTCAGGCATGGCGTCCAGAGCATCGCGCAACTCGACCAGGAAAGCCTGTCCGCGCTTTCCCCTGAGCGCCGAATTCACAGCGCCCCGCCAGCAGATCAGATCCCACCCACCACAATCGTCGCTGTATCCGCTCCGGCTCATGACCCTCTCCCGATTTCAGCTGCGGCTTCGACGATTGCGCGGCGAGTTGCCCCGAACGGATCGGCGTGGTGGTACATGGTGTGTTCGCCGAAGCGCTCAGCATCCACGTAGGTATACGGCCCGGTGTCGCCGTCGAATGGCTCGACTATGTGGATGGCTACGCCCAGGCGCTCCATGCGGCCCATGACCACCGCCAAGCGCAGCGCATCCCCGTCATTGATGAGCGGGTTCCAGTGTCCACGGACGCCCGACTTGCCAGCCAGCCGGAAAGGCCACTTAGGATCGCTGCAAGTGCACGGTTCGATATCGATGCGGGCGGAGTGCGCGGCCTGAATGAGTAGCTTGCGATCAGCTGCAGCCAGGTCTTGTTTGTTTTCTTCAGGCATGACTTCGTCCTTGCCGCTATAGCGGCTGACTTTGAAGGGGGAGGAATTACAGAGAGGGGTTGAGGCGTTTCAGCTCGTCGATGCAGGAATTCCAGCCCGATGCGTAATGCGATTCGGTGCATACACCATCGTCGCCCGGCTGGCGCTCAGGCAGAACCACCGATACCGGCGCGGGATGCTCGGCGTGGTCGAACATCGCCTTGTATTCAAAGCCTTGATCTTCCCAGGATTCGACCACATCCCATTCCTGCGTGAAGTGATTGATCGCGTTCCCGCGCGTCTGCACCCAGCCGTACGGCTCATGGTTTTCTGTCTTTCCGCACTTGGTACATGTCAGAGTGAACTCGCCGTCGTCAGTCCATTCTTGCGAGCAGGGTCCAGGCTTATCCAGCGGGTCGCGCAACTCGATCACCTGCTTATCTGTGTCGAATCGCACTCGCTGAGCATCGAGAAAAGCCTTGTCCAGCAGCTCACGCGGCACGCCGTCAATCGTTTGGTTGGCGGTCATATAGCCTCCCTCGTTACCAGGTCATGGGCATTCACAACCGTCATGCCGAGGCGTTCGGCGATCAGGACTTCCAGACGGGCGCCCTTTGAATGCTCCCAGCCGGGCAGGGTGGCCACGGTGTCGCAGTCCATCAGGGCGGCAATGTCGCGGCGCATGCAGTCGTTCCAGGTGCCGCCGTCGGGGTTGATCTCGGCAGGGTTGGTGACTGTGTGGCCGCCGGCGCGCAGGTTGGTGGTCATCGCGTGGAAGGCGGCGAAGTTGAGGCCGGGCAGGCCGGTCATGGGGCCGCTTAGGTAAATCCGTTTCACGGGGAGTCCTTGCCGGGCCATGCCGGGCGGTGGAGTGGGGGAGTTCAGAGTTGTTGCAGAAGGCGCCGGCCGATCCAGCGAACCACGGTGACGGCCTTGCTGTTGCCGATCGCCTTGTAGCGGGGTCCGTCCGGGCACTCACTGGCTGGCTTGCCGCGCCAGGGGATCTGGGTGTAATCGTCGGCCATGCCCTGAAGGCGTTCGCACTCGCGGGGAGTGAGTCGACGGACAGAACTGGTGGAAGACACAACGTTGGGGCCCAGGGATGAGTCTGTGTTGTCGACTTGCTTGCCGTAGTTGCTGGTCAAGGTCTGGGCTACGTCGCGGCATGCGACTATCGGCTGCCCGCGGCCTGTTCCGTCCTCACTCCCATCGAACCCTTCAGCTTTCAGCGTATGGGTGATGTCGCCGGTGATGCAGACGGCGATCTGGCCGCCTGCGTTGGCGTGGCTACCCGAGTGATTCATGGCGCGCAGGGTGGGGGCGATCTCCCCAGCGTCGGCGCCGTGATCCTTGCAGGAGAAGGCCAGCACAGCGTTTTCCTGGCCGTTGTTTCGGCCCAGGGCAAAGGCGAGCTTGTCGCTGATGCCAGGGTCTTGCGTGCCGTGCACGACCAGCAGGCCCGATTCGGCATCCTGCTGAGTGGCGCTTCCGGCCGCCTTGCCACTGGCCTGCAGTGTGCCAGCCACGATGAATGCTTCAGAGTCGGCTCGGTGGCTGCTTTGTGCTTGGGCGCGAAGTGTCGGGGCAGTGATTGGAATGTCGTCGAGCGAGTACCCTCCGGACTTGCGTCCGCCGCCAGCGAGTGTCGGCGCCACGAAGAACGTTTCGCTTTCCACGTCCAGGCGGGTGTCCTTCGCGGTAAGCGTGGCGGATCGCTCAACTGATCCTTCCAGGCCGTGACCGCCGAACGCCGGTATCCCGCCGAACATTGACACCGCCGGCCCTTCATCGCCTTCGCAGTTCGGGCAGCCGTATTGGCCTAGGGATTCAGCGAAGACGGATCCACATCCGCACTGGAGTGCAGGGCCGAAAGGAGCTGTTCCGGTAACGTCTTGCCCCTCGCCTCGGCGCGGCGCAGTATCCCGGCGCACGCCTTCGCGCTCAAAAAGTACCTCGGTGGGATCGAACCCGTCTCGAGCACTTGCGACAACGAACACACGACGGCGTCGTTGGGCCAGGCCGAAATATTGGGCGTCCAGGACCCGCCACGCGATTGTTCTTTTGGGTCCATACACACAACCAGCGTCCTGCCATTTCTTCCCTGGAGGCTGCAGCTCGCAGTCTTCCCCAGCAAGCGCGCCAAGAAAGCATCCGAAGGCGTTCCCTTTGTCGCTGAGGACGCCGGGGACGTTTTCCCAGACGATGACGCTGGCGGGCTTTCGCTGGCCGGCGCGAACATAGTCAACTGCATCTGCAAGCTCCACGTATTTGATGGTGAGGGCGCCGCGTGGGTCGGTGAGGCCTTCCCGCATACCGGCAACGCTGAAGGCCTGGCACGGGGTGCCGCCGACCAGCACGTCCGGCGCCGGGATCTTTCCGGCCCGCACCAGGGCGGCCAGCTTGGTCATGTCGCCGTGGTTCGGCACGTCGGGGTAGTGGTGGGCCAGGACCGCCGAGGGGAACGGTTCGATCTCGGCGAACCAGGCGGCGCGCATGCCCAGCGGGTGCCAGGCCTGTGTCGCGGCTTCGATGCCGCTGCACACAGAGCCGTAGGTGATATCGGGCATAGGGGATCCTCAGTCGCCGCAGAAGCAGTCGATTGCCTCGTCGTGATCGGCGAACATGTCGAATTGGGTATCGGAGTAGTCGAGCATCTGCTGGTAGCTCGGGCGGTCAGTGCGGAATCTGGCCCCGTCACCGGTGAACTTGCCGCCGGACACCACTGAGCTCTCCATGCGCGCCCACCACTCGGCCTTGGGCCGGTCGCTGGCGATGATCGAATAGACCTGCTTGGCGCCTTTGAGGAAGCAAAGGTCGCAGTTGCCTTCCAGCGTTCTGCCGTTGATGGTGGGTAGCATCAGGTCGAAGGGTTGGCCGGCCCAGAAGTCGGTCACGTCCTGGACGCCGACACCAGCGTCAGCCAGCGGCATCACCATCGTGGCCCACTTGCTTTCGCTGGTACTTTTTCGGTGCCTGATCTTCACCACCCGGCGCGGCTCGTCGGCGCGAATGCCGGTCATCATGTCCACCGGCGCTTCCTCGGTCGAAAGGCCCAGGCTGCGGAGATACTTGTGGATGATGCGGATCTTGAGGTCGATGGTGCAGAACCTGGTCACAGGGTTGGGCAGGTACTTGCGTTTGCGGATCAGGGCTTCGAACGGTTCGCCCTGGCGGCTGGCAGTGACGTAATCCACTACCGAATATCCTGCGTCATCGTCGCGAAACTCCAGCCAGACAATCGGCACGGCCCAGCGCTCGGCGCATTCCCGAACGAACTCCAGAGTGGCCGGGTGTTCCTTTCCGGTATTGGCGAAGGTGACGACCAGATCGCTCAGGTCTTCGTTGTTGTCCAGCACCTGGCGCAGCATGTAGGCGCTGGTGCGTCCGCCGGAAAAGCTGACGACCGTCGTCCCGGACAATTTGTAGGGAGGCATAGGGGATCCTCGCCGGCTGGCGTGATTCGTTGATATGGGGTATTACGGGTGACCGGCATGGAGCCGGATCAAGGAGAAGGTTCATGCAGAAGCTGATAATCGCGCCGTTATTGCTGCTGGCGTCAGTCAACTGTTTTGCAGACCTGAAAGTGAGCAGCCCGTCTCAAGCATGTTCGTTGCTGTCTGGATCTTCACTGTCTGGCGGAACGTGGCGCGATCTAGAAGATGGGACTTGGGGGTGCTCAAGTGATTACCTGGATATCGGCTCTGGAAATCCATTACCGAACAACCTTGCGTATTACGTGGAGGGAAGCGTCGTCTCGCCTACCCAGGTTTATCTCGTGCTGAACTACTTCAAACCAAAATCAAAGGATGCTGCAACGAAAGCACTGGTTTCGGCATCAAGCGTCCTTTCTCAAAAGGCATTGGGAGCGAAACTTCCTGTCGTCATCACGAAGGCTATTATGTCGGGGCAGCCGGCGACGTCCGAAGCTGGCTCGGGAGTAATTAATGTTCTTCGCGATGATTGGCCGAATGGTAAAGGGTATGAAATTCACGTTCTCATGAAGTAGGCGCCGCCCTCCGGTGACCGGATGCAGCGAGTAGGGTGGGAGGCAGGCCGGTCTCCCGGCCTGATTGTTACTTCGGATCGAACGCGCCCAGCGACAGGACGGCAGCCTCGCCGATTTTTTCCTGAAGAACCGCCTTGAACTCCTGCGCGATGTCTTCGCGTTGAACCTCTTCACCAACCCAGCGCAGTTTCAGCACTGGTTGCGAGCCGCTGGTGATGACCGACAGGCGCAGCGTGATGACTTGTTCGGTCAGACCCTCGAACGGGATGGTGCTGAACTGCAGGGAGACCGGCAGGGTTTCTTTGCTGCGGGCCTCGATTTGGTCCATCGCGCTGCGGCTGGCGCCGGTCTCGCCAACTGTGGTTTCCGATTCGCTGGAAGCCTTGATGGTGATGGTGCGCACGGCGGCGATTGCCTTGGCCACCGGGATTGGGTCGCCTGCCTCATCAACTGGGGTGAGGTACTGATGCCAGTCTTCGATCCAATCGCTGAGGTCTTTCTGGCTGATGCCGCGCCCGCCGATTTGCTGGGCGGCGGTGTAGCCGGCGGTTGGCTTCAGCTTGAGCACGGCGCGGTCATCGGCGTGGCCGGGTTCGCCGGTGGTGCCCAGGTTGAACAGCAGGACACAGCTCATTGCGTCTTGGTCAATAAAGCCCCGCGCGCCAAGCGCTGCACGCTCAACCACGTAGGCGCTGAAGTCTGCCAGCGAGTGGGTGCTGTAGGTGCCACGGAAGCGGCTGCGCCCGTCCTGGAAGCGTTCCAGATCGACTATTTTCGCATCTTCCGACAGCACCACAGTCGGGATCAGCGTCGCCAGAGTCTTGCCGGCGGCGTCCAGGGCATTCGCGTTGATGAGCTGAAGTGCATCTTTGGTAAGTGACATCGGTTATTTCCTTGGATTGCGGAGGGGAGGGTGGTCTGTAGTTCAGGTGCGCTTTGGGATTGGCGCGTCTTCGCGGGTGAAGAGCTGGTCATGCTTCTCGGCGAACAGCGTCACGCGGCCACCGGTGCCCACGTGCATGGGCGTGTCGAGGCTGGTGTTTTCGCTTCGGGTACCGCGCTTGGTCGGCACCTTGTAGTCGAGCTTGTGCTTGATCTTTACCTGATGGGATTCGCCGATCTGGCTGAAGTCGAGGGTGATGACCAGCTTGCCGGCCTTGCCGTGGTCAACAACGCCGCCGGCTACTTCAGAGATGGCGTGGCCGATTTGGCTGGCGAAAGCGCCGCCGTTAAGCTCTTCGAGGAACTCGGCGGTATTGGTTGCTGTGGACATGGCTGTTTCTCCGGGATGGCCGACAGGCCGCTTGGGGGGAGGTTGAATTGCGATTGACGAAGGCGCTGGCGCACCTGGTTACTGATTCGCTTCATGGGTTGTCGCTGAACTTGAAGCCGTTCTCACGGGCGATAAGCCTGGCGCGCTTGTGGTCGATACCAATTGCTGCTGCGGCCTTGTTGATCGAGGTGCCGATCTCAGCCAACTGCTTGAGCCCAGGCGCAAGACGATCACGCTCGGCGCGCAGCTTGCTGCTGTGACCACCGCCGTAGGTGCCATCCTTCACGCCACTTACGCCCTGGGCGACTTCCTGCACGCTTCGCCCGGCGCCGAAGAAGGCATCCATTTGACGATTGAGATCCGCGATCACTGCGTCCTTCGGGTTGGGCATCGGTTCGCCGATCATGGCTGTGCACCGAAGTAGGCGAACAACACCAACATGGCCGCGAAACCGGCTGTCCAGCGCACCATGCGCCACCCGAAACGCTTTGACGTGGCCTTGGCCGCCTCGAAGAAGTCCGCGTTGCCCTCAAGCTGGTCGGCATACTGGCAGGCGCCGTCATGGCCGGTGCGGGCGCCACGAGAAACGCCGGTGGAGCGCTCGACCACGTCGAATAGGTTCTTGACGAGCGGCACCACGTTGAAGCGGGGCACCTTCACAGGTTCTTCGCGACCGATTATCACGTACATCTCCGAGGTGGACAGTGCAAACCGATCCCGCAACGCCTGCCGGACCGCTTGTTTTTGGCGAATGACTTGGTTCATCACGACTCCTTATGGTGGGTTGCGTTTATTCGTCAGCACCCTGACCACCTGCCGGTTGCTGTTGGGCGCAGGGGAGGGTGCTGACGGATAAAGGCGAGGCGAAAAAAAGCCCGGTCGGAACCGGGCTTTTTCGTTCTGTCACGAACGCCGCCGTACGTGACAAGCCAGCAGTGCCATCTGGGCAGCGCCGGAATCTGTGCTTTTACATGGCTGCCAATCCTCCGTTGTTCGCTCACTGGGTTGGCAGTGGCCACCGCTCTAAAGGTTTGTTGCATGCAGGTGTCCAGCGTCTGCTGGGTTGGCGTCCGCATCCCAAAGCCCACTCAACGAATGGGCAGAGGTGATGCTTTCGTTTAGGCGGTGAGCGTTGGTCGTTCAGCCTGGCGCACCATTCGTACCTGGGCGGTACGGCGCTCTGGCGTTCGGCGATCACGGCGCATAGCGTCGTCACCGATCATTGAGTGCATGGCGATCAGACTGGCCAGAACAAAGCACACTGGTGAGATGATTTGTCGGCGCATGGCCTCGGCAACAGCGGCGGTCTGGCGGGTCACGCCAAGCTTGAACATTGCGCAAGAAAGGCGCTTGGCCACGGTGCAGGCCGCCACGTCGAACTGGCGGGCAATCTCCTTGGCCGTCATGCCCTGGGCAGTGCCGAGTAGGTACTGAACTTCTTTTGGCGCAAGGCCGCGTCCGAGATGACCCTTCCATGCGCCGCTGATGATTTCGTCCATCGTTGTGACTCCCGGTTGGTTTCCCGTCTGGTCCTGTCGCCAAGGCCAGTCGGTGAAACCCCGACCTCGCTACTGGCGACAGGTCGGGTTTGTTGCGTCAGCGATGTTGGCCAGTTTCCCGCTGCTGGCGTGGTCGCCGGCCCCATCAAATTGTTCCTCCAGCCGCGGCTTACCCCGCTGGATAACTGTCTTGGCGCTTTACGCTGCACGCCCGGGTCAGTTGCCAACCCTCTGAACCGTTGAGGCCGGTTCATCGCTGCCTTCCACCTGGCCGGTTGTTATCCGGCGATGGAGCGAACAATACGGAAGCGAATTAAAAGGGTCAAGCTGTATTAATGCAAAAGCGAATAGATTTTTGATCGAACCAAAAAAAATCCCGCAGCTTGGCGGGATTTCGCATTGAGGAGGGTAAGCAGCTACAGGAAGGAATTTGGGTACTTCACATCCACTACACGACCGATAATCTCCACAGAGTCATCCATTACGAGCATTTGGTAGTCGGGATTAAGCGGCTTCAGATATCCGACACCGGCGTCTCTCACATATTGCTTGAGCGTTTTCTCGCCGTCGCGCCGTAGGCGGGCGATGTAGAACTTGCCGCTCACCAGATCGAAGTCTTCCGGCTTGATAAGCACCCGCATTCCTGGAGTGAAGCCATTCCCCTGGACAGGCGTCATTGAATCCCCCTGGACCTCAAGCCAATAGCCGTTTGGACCAGCATTTACGTCGCTTGCGATCCTTTCATGAGGATGCCCGTTATCACAAGACTCTGCCCACGCACCTGCAGCTACCCAGCTTATCAAAGGATACTCCTTGGCTTCCTTGTAGGGTTGCGCAACAGATAACACATTCCCGTGGGCAGGGCCAAACAACAGCCATTCAGGCGTAACCCCCAAAGCCCTGGCGAGTTTTTCAAGAGTTGCCTTTCGTGGAGTGGTGCTATCGCCGTTCAAGATTCTATGAATTGTTGGCTGAGGCACTCCCGATCTGCGGCCCAGCTCGTTTTCCGATAAATCCTTTTCCATCATTTTCGTGCGCAGACGCACTGCGATCGTCATCGTTTCGACCCGGCGTATTAAAGGAGGTCGAAGTGTATTGCTTGATGTAATTCGGTTGCGTATTATCGCAGATATTACAAATCGCATTAGTAGGCCCTTATGACCATTACAGAGATGCTCGGCTATTTGACTGAGCAAGGCTGGAGCCAGGAGCGCATCGCTAAGCAGTGCGGCACGACTCAGCCCACGATTTTCAGAATCACCAAGGGCAGCACTGTTAGCTACGAGGTTGGGACTGCCATCGTGGCCCTCCACAAAAAAGTAGCAAAGGCAAAGCGCAAGGCTGCTTGAGGTGCCCAGAAATTGGCAGTGGCGGCAATTATCCGACCGCACAGCATAAACCGATAGTGAATTAGGGCAGCTGTTAATTCATACAGTGCCCAAATCGCAGACATAAAAAAACCGCCTGGCAGGGCGGTTCAGTACAGCTTCATTTCGAGGTGAATAATGACCAATAACGCCACCGCAGTCAATAGTTATGGGGGTGTCGCGACACTTTCCGTAGAGCCTGAAAAGGTGTCGCGACACCACGACGTGAACCAGTCTGCCGCGATGAATGCCGCCCTTCTGATTGGCGGCCAATACTCGCAGGTATCCAAATCTCAATTCCGCCGGGCATGCCTCAATCACTTGAAGGCATCTCTGGCACATGCCCAGGATGTTTCCGCATGAGCACCATCATCATGAGCCTGTGCTGGCCGTTGCAAGGCATGAGTGGCCCGCAGAAGGCTGTCTTGATATCGCTGGCTGACAATGCAAACGACGAGGGTGTGTGCTGGCCTTCAGTTGCTCGAATCGCTGAGCGCACTTGCTTGGGAGAGCGCACGGTTCAATCGGCAATCAAGTGGCTTGGCGTCTCCGGGATTCTGTCATTTCGCGAGCGTATGGGTCGCTCGACTATGTACACCCTGACCCCCGCAGCATATGCACCCCCGCAGGAGGTGCGCCCCGCAGCAGATGCACCACCACCCCCGCAGGAGAAGCACACCCCCCCCGCAGCAGCCGCACCCAGAACCGTAATAGAACCATCAAGTGAACCGTCACAGGATGGCAACCGCGTTCCTAGGTCGCCGTCTTGCCCGATTCAGGACATCGTTGATTTGTTCAACAAGCTGCTCACTCCATCGCTGCCAGCGGTAGTTCTCGTATCCGATACTCGCAAGAAACAAATTCGTGCCCGATGGAACCAGAGCGATGTTCACCAGTGCCTGGATTTCTGGGTTGATTACTTCGGCATCGTCGCTCAATCGGACTTCCTGATGGGGCGCTCGACTGCAAAGCCGGGCTCAACGCCTTTTCGTGCAACGTTCGATTTCCTGATTTCGCCTTCTGGTTTCGTCAAGGTCGTGGAGGGTAATTACAATGCGTGACCCCTACAGCCTCGAAGCCGAACACGGTGTGTTGGGCGCAATGTTCCTACGCCCCGAGCTGATCGACTTGCTCAGCGCTGACCTGGCCGTCGAAGATTTCTATTACGCGGACAACGCCGCAATCTACCGCGGCATTTTGGACTTGCACGGCGCTGGCCAGCCTGTGGACATTGTCACTATTGGCGCTCGCGTCGGTGACCTACCGTGTGGTTCTCCATCCTTCGCATATGCCGCCGAGATTGCCCGGAACACCCCCAGCGTTGCGAACGCTGCTTCCTACGCCGGAACCGTCCGTGAGCGAAGCCTAGACAGATCGCTGATTGAGCTGAGCGTCCGGATCAACGACATCGCCTATGGCGATCAGCCTACAGCGGACAAGGTCGCCGCAGTACAGGCTGAGGCCCAGGCGGTTGACAGTCAGTCGGCCACGTCCGAGGTGATCAAGGCTGAGGACATCCTGGATGACTACATCGAGGTGCTTCAGGCTCGCGCTGACCGAGGAGATGAGATTGACGGCTTATCCACCGGAATTCCCGATTTGGACGAAAAGCTCCAAGGTTTGAAGCCTGGCCAGCTGATCATCATAGCCGGGCGTCCTGCCATGGGTAAAACCACCCTGGCGATGAACATTGCGTCCAACGCAGCTATCCGCGAAGGCAAGAGCGTAATGGCGTTCAGTCTCGAAATGGATAACACCGGTCTGATGGATCGATTCATGGCGTCCGAAGGCCGTATCCCGCTTCAACTGATCAAGAACGGCAAGGCTCCACACGACTACGGCGCTGAGCTCATGGGCGCCGCTGCAAAGCTCAAGCATTCCAATCTGTACCTGTCTGACCGCGCATCGATGTCGATGAACCGGATGCGCGCCGCTGCGCGTCGTCACAAGCGCCGTTACGGCCTTGACCTGATGGTGATCGATTACCTGCAGTTGGTCGACTCCGACTCACGCACGTTCAGCCGCGAGCAGGAAGTCAGCCATATGACCCGCACCGCGAAGCTCATGGCTCGCGAGTTGGGTATCCCGGTGATCCTGCTTAGCCAGCTTTCGCGTAAGTGCGAAGAGCGTCCGAACAAGCGCCCAATGTGCTCCGACCTGCGCGAATCCGGCGCTATTGAGCAGGACGCCGACATCATCCTCTTCGTCTACCGCGACGAGGTTTATCACGAGCACTCCGAGGCAAAAGGTATTGCCGAGATCATCATCGGCAAAGGTCGCGACATCGCAGGTGGCACTGTCCGCGCTGCGTTTCTCGGTCAGTACAGCCGGTTCGAACAACTTGCAGCGGGATGGGTTGAGCCACCCCGAGCCGCGAAGGTCACCAGCATGGCCGATCGCTACAAAACAAAGGAAAAGCACTGATGAGCGCACTCGAAAAGCAGGTGTCTGGTGATCATTACAAGGCGCTAAAAATCCAGCCAATTGAATACATCCACGCGAACAGCATTCCTTTCGCCGAGGGCAGTGTCATCAAATACGTGACCCGCTGGCGTGAGAAGGGTGGCCTGGCTGACTTGGAGAAGGCGAAGCACTTTCTTGAGTTGCTGATCGAGCTGGAGCGGAAAACCGCCGGGGAGCAGGAATGAGAGTCGAGTCCAAGAAGCTCCGCGAGTCTGCTCGTGGCCAGGCCTGCACATTACGCTTGGCTGGTTGCGGCTATGATGATGACACCATCGTTCTGGCACACATCCCCTGCGGGCAGAAGGGGATAGGCATGAAAGGACCTGACGTGATTGCCTGCTTTGCGTGCGATAGCTGCCATTCGATCATCGACGGCCGCAAGCGTGGTGAGTTTGAAGTGGCTGACCTGCTGCGCGCATTGGCCGAGACCCAGCTGCACTGGATCGGCAAGGGCTTGCTCAAAGTCCAGGGGGTGTCCGCGTGAACACCCAGATCAAAACCCTGACGGTGAAGCTCTCGGACGCGGAGATTCACCGCAATGCCAAGCTTGAGCATGTGCGTGACCTGCGGGACGCCAGTCACCCGGCGCTGCACTTTCGGTTCGCCAAGAATCGTGCCCGAGGCTCCTGGTACTTGGTGAACAAACGCCACTGGTACCGCATCGGCACCTTCCCCGAACTGAACACCAAGCAGGTGATCGCAGAGCTTCCGGCGATACGCTTGCGTGTTGGGGCAGAGCATGGAGCCGCCATCTCGCAATGGGTGACGGTGGGTGAGTTGCTGGGCTGGTACGCGGAGCGCATGTCGAGGGATCGTAATCTGTCCAGCAAGCGCAAGAAGACCGGCGCTTCAGCGATCAAGTGCCATCTGATCCCGCGCCTTGGCGAGTTGCCGTTGACCAGCGTGGACAAGGCTGCGCTCGACAGCCAGTTGATGTGGCCGTTGCAGGAGACGCTATCTATCGACTACGTGCGACTGGTGTTCCAGCTACTGGCTCTGGCCTTTCGCCAGGCATTCAAGCTTGAGCTGATCGGTTCCAACCCCATGGCCGGCATCAAGTTCAGCGACTTCTCCAAGGCCAAGGTCGGGATCAAGCCGTCTCGACTGCGCGGCGTCCAGTTGCCTGACTTGCTCGAGCAGTTGGCGGACGTGTTCGTATCGACGCCGCGTGACGCCATGTTGGCCCTTTTGATGCTCTGCCACGGCACGCGCATCGGTGAAAGCCGGTTGACGCAATGGCCGCACGTCAGCCTGGCCGAGCGCGAATGGTTCATTCCTGGCGACCACACCAAGACGGGCGTCGAGCATCACCTGCCGCTGACCGAGCAGATGTGCGAGATCCTTAAGCGCTACCGCGACTGGCAGTACGCCAATGGCTATGACGGCCAGTACGTGTTCCCGGCGCGCAATGGCAAGTCACTGAGCGAAGGCCAGGCCAGCGCCGTCTTCACGCGCCTGGGCCAAGGTGAGTGGACCAGTCACGACTTGCGCAAGGTAGCCAGGACCGGTTGGGCAGACATCGGCATCGACCACCTGATTGGCGAGCTGCTGATCAACCACGCCATGGGCCACAACGTGAAGGTATACATCCAGTCGAATGTGATGGGCCGCAAGCGCGATGCCCTGGAGAAGTGGCACGCGCATCTAGACCAGCGTGGTTTTGCACTGATTCACGGGTTGACCGCCGTTAGATCCGGAGATTCCGGTAATTCGCTGGAAGCCACGGAAATCAAGGGCTGCAAGGCCGTTCAAGAATCAACCATAGGCGAGGTTTAAAAATGATGAAAAAGCAGCATGGCCCCGCCTTCAAGAAGGAAATAGTCCCGCTGGCCTCTTGTCCAGCCTGCAAAGGGAAGGCCTTCGTCAGTGGGGTTTTTCACCAGATTGACTGCTCTCAGTGCAATGCGTCCGGTTGGGTTCGCTTCGATGATGGCCAGGCTTTGGCGCTTCAGGATCTGGTGTTTCAATTGGGCACCGCCCTCACTGCTGCGTGTCAGCAGGCCAACGGTATGCGCGTCCAGCCAGGACCGGTTCGATCCACCGATGTCAGCAGCTATTACGAACAGAACAACCGCCGTGGCCCAGGCGCCACCAACTTCACAGGGGATTGAGCCATGGCTATGTATAAGGACGTGATGGGCACCCTGGTTCGGGTGCTGGCAGCAGACAACATCGACAACAGCACCAAGCAGTCATGGCAGAAGCTGATCGACGCCGATCTGCGCCAGGGCGGTACCGGCAGCACCCTGTCAGTGCGTGACAAGTTCGACTATGACTGCTGCCTGTATGCGCTGCTGCACCGTCAGTTGGACGCTGCGCAGTGGGATGTCCTGGTGGCCAAGTACTCAACACACAAGGCCAACAAGGTCGGCGCCATCGGCAGGCTGGTGGCCCGCATGGTGTCACCGGCGCCTCAACTGTTCATCTATAAGGCGTTGACGGCATGGGCCATACCGAAGCTGAAGGGCGTGCAGGCTGGTAAGCGCTCCACTGACATGATAGTGCTGCCCGCCGAGTTCTACGACATGAACACCTGGGATCTGGCTGGCTCCCCGGAGCGCACACGCCGCAATTGGCGAGGCGGAATCCACAAACGTTTGGAGAAGCTCGAAGAGCAGGCCGTGATCCATGCGACCGAGATATTCGACAGCGAACAAATCTTTGTAGATGCCGCTTGACCCATTGGCCGACTGGCCGTAAATTAACCCCATCATGTCGATCTTGCGCGTTATGAGAGACGACCAAAAATTCTGAGCCCCGCCACTGTGCGGGGCTTTTTCGTTTCTGGAGTATCGGATGGATCCTACTGACCTCGGGCCAGGCACAGCTACCTGGCTGGGCGGTAGTGCCACTGTCGTGCTGGGCGGACTGCTCTGGCTTCGCAAGTTCCTATCTAAAGACGCGACCGATCGGGCCATGGATAACGCCGATATCGGTACGCTGCGCCGGCTCAATGAGCTGCTGAACCAAGAGCGCTCAGCCCGTAAAGAAGCCGAGGCCCGCGCCGATCAGTTCGCGAAAGAGCGGAACGATCTCGCCGCGGCAGTTGGCAGGATGGAAGGGAAGATCGAAGCCCTCACCAGCCAGGTCGGCCAACTTACCGAGCGCGTCACGCTGCAGAGCGAAGAGATCCACCGCCTGCGCACCAAGCTTGGAGGTATCGCCTGATGGACAGATGCGCACTGGAATTCATTGCCCGCCGGTGGTGGAGGCGGGCCGAGGTCTGGGCCATTGCCGTGCTGCTGGTTGGTGGTGGTGCTGTGCTTGGCTACCAGGTCAGCTACTGGTCGCTCGCAGATAAGCAGGGCAAGCAGGTCGAAGACATTCGCAAGGCCTACGACACAGCCATGGAAGAGCGGGATAAGCGCCTTGAAGAGCTGACCCGCAAGACTGGCACCGCTGCTGACAAGGCATCGAGGGCGGCGACTACCGCAGCCCAGGCAGCCGACAAGGCAGATGAAGCCCTCAACCGAGTAGGTCAGTGATGGCTTGCAGTGGATGCGCCGCCCGGCGCGAATGGATCAACAAGATGACGAGGCTGGCATATGAGCGAGCAAGCGAACTGCTTACAGGTCGAGATGCTGGCCGAGCTGAAGAAGCAAACCGCACTGCTGGAGCGGATGGAGAAGCATCAGGCGATGCTGATCCAGGCTCTGGCGGAGGACCAGGCAGAGCAAGACCCTGATGCCCGGCCGCTGACTTACATGGACGGCTCACCGTGCCGCTGAGGCCGCAGAAGCCATGCAATGCCCAGGGCTGCAACACGCTGACACGCAACTCTCGGTACTGCGATGAACATGCCCACCTACTCAAGAGTTCGACCTGGGCCAAGCCTCGAGAGAGCAGCACCAAGCGCCACTACAACTACAAGTGGCAGCAGGCCCGGGCAGGTTGGCTGGCCAAGCACCCGTTGTGCAGGTGCTGCGAGCAGGCAGGCAAGGTGGTCGCGGCGACTGATGTTGACCACATCATTCCTCACAAGGGTGACATGACCCTGTTCTGGGATCGGGACAACTGGCAGAGCCTGTGTGGCCCATGCCACTCCAGTAAAACAGCCTCCGAGGATGGCGGTTTCGGCAATTCCCGGCGCTGAAAGCAAAAAATCACAGAAAAACCAGCGAAAATCGATCAAATGAGAACGATTCGCGCAGAAGGGGAGGGGGAGGGTCGAAAGTTTGGGCCTTTTCGCTTCTAGACCGCGCCCTCAATCGTTTTTTTACACCCGCGAAATTAAAAAATCAGGAGTTGCGCGATGGGAGGCACCGCCACGGTCGCCGGCCGTGGTCGCAAACCCAAGCCAACGGCCAAAAAAGCACTCGCCGGAAACCCTGGCAAGCGTGCGCTGAATACAGCTGAGCCACAGTTTTCCAAGATCACCCAAATCGACCCACCTGAGTGGTTCAGCCCTCGGGCCGCCACCATGTGGAACATGATTGTCCCGGAGCTGCTGCGCGAAAACGTGGTGGCGATCACGGACCTGCACAACGTTGAAGCCTTCTGCTCGGCCTATGACAACTGGCGCATGGCACAGGAGTCCATTGCCGAGCACGGCATCGTCGTCACTGGTGCTATGGGAGGGCCGATGAAGAACCCCGCGCTGACGGCGGCCAATGAAACGATGCGCCAAATGGTGACGTTCGGGTCGATGCTTGGCCTGGACCCTGCCAGCCGCACACGACTTATAGGCGGCAACAAGGAGAAAGAAACCAACGAATTTGCCAATCTGCTGAGAACCTGATGACCAAATCTGCCCACCCCAATGTCGACAAGGCAATGGCGTGGGGAAGGTCTCTGTTGCGCGGCAAGGTTCCGGCGTGCCGGTATATCCACCTGGCGGTGCAGCGCCACTTCGACGATCTGGCAGCAAGCCGCAAGCGCGGCTTCCGTTTCAAGTTCGACCCTGCGAAGGCCGAGAAGAAACTCAAACTGATCCAGCTGCTGCCGCACACCAAGGGTGAGTGGGCCTTCAAGCGTCAGCTGATCACGCTGGAACCTTGGCAACTTTTCGGCCTGGCGGTGACCTTCGGCTGGGTCAAAAAGAAGGGTGGCCACCGCCGGTTCCGCGAAAGCTACTGGGAAGTTCCGCGTAAGAATGGCAAGTCAGTCGTGGCTGGCGGCGTTGGCATCAGCATGTTTGTTGCCGACGGTGAGTTCGGTGCAGAGGTCTATTCCGGCGCGACCACCGAGAAGCAAGCGTGGGAGGTTTTCCGCCCGGCCAAGCTGATGGTGAGCAAGTCGCCCATGCTGATTCAGGCCGCAGGCATTGAGGTCAATGCCTCGAACATGAACATTCCGTCAGACTTCAGCCGCTTCGAGCCGCTGATCGGCAATCCTGGCGACGGCGCTTCCCCAAGCTGCGCGATCGTCGATGAATATCACGAGCATCCGACCTCGGCGCAGTACGACACCATGCTTACTGGTATGGGAGCCCGGCGGCAGCCGTTGATGTTCATCATCACCACAGCAGGCGCCGATATCGAAGGCCCTTGCTACGACAAGCGCCGCCAGGTGATAGAAATGCTTGAGGGCACGGTGCCCGACGATGAGTTATTCGGCTGGATCTGGACGCTGGATGAGGGCGATGACTGGACCGACCCGAAAATGTTGGCCAAGGCCAACCCCAACCACGGAGTGTCGGTGTTCCAGGAATACCTGGAAAGCCAGCAGGCCCGGGCAATTCGCTCGGCACGCTTCACCAACACGTTCAAGACCAAGCACCTGAATCTGTGGGTCAGCGCGAAGGCCGGCTTCTTCAACATGGAAGACTGGAAGGCGTGCGAAGACACCACGCTGACCCTGGAGCAGTTCGAAGGTCAGGAATGGATTGCAGGCTTCGACCTAGCGCGCAAGCTGGACATGAACTCCCGCGCGCGTATTTTTTGGCGGATCATCGACGGCAAGACTCATTACTACAGCGTGGCCCCGAAGTTCTGGGTTCCATACGACACCGCCTACAACACCGATAACAAGCGGATGTCGGAGCGATTCCAGGCGTGGATCAACTCAGGGCATCTGGAGGTCACCGACGGCGCAGAGATCGACTATCGCGAGATTCTCGAGGACACGAAAGAGGCCAATCATCATGCACCGCTGCGGGAGTCACCAATCGACCCCCACGGCGCTACGGGCCTGAGTCACGACCTCGATGACGAGGGTTTCAATCCGATAACCACCACCCAGAACTACACCAACATGTCGGACCCCATGAAAGAACTGGAGGCGGCTATCACCGCCGGCCGGTTCCACCATGACGGTAACCCGATCATGACCTGGTGCATCGGTAACGTGATTGGCAAAAACCTGCCAGGAAACGACGACGTTGTTCGCCCAATCAAGCAGGGTGAAGACAACAAGATCGACGGTGCCGTGGCATCAATCATGGCAGTTGGCAGGGTCCTCATTCTGGTCAACGACAGCAGCGGCAACATTAGCGACTTCTTTTCGAAACCAATCATTGTTGGATAACACAACCATGGATACAGGCCTGATTCTATTTATTGTGGCGGCCGTGGCCGCGCTGTGCCTGTTTGTCGCCGGGGTATTTGTTTTGGTAGGGCTAGGCTGGGCACTCATCGCCTGCGCTGCTTCTTTCTTAGCTGCGGCTGGATTCATCCGTAAGGGGTTGACTGGTGAATAAACCTATCAAGTCAGTCCTGCGCCAGGCCCTATTCAAATCCGCCGAGCCTGGGTTTGTTAAGTCCTCGCTTGCTGGCTGGGTAGGTCGGCGCATTGGCCTGGGTGACGCTTCATTCTGGAATGGTTACTACGGCACTGATTCCGCGTCGGGAAAAACGGTGAGCCAGCAGACAGCGCTCCAGCTGTCGACGGTGTGGGCTTGCGTACGCCTCATCGCCGAAACCCTGGCCACCCTCCCGATCGCACTTTACGAAGACAAGAACGGTGTGCCAGAGGTGGCCACTTCGCACCCCGTGCACCGGGTGATCAGCCAGCAGCCGAACGCCGACCAAACCCCTGTTGAGTTCTGGGAATGTGTGGTTGCCAGCTTGCTGCTCAGCGGCAACAGTTTTAATGAGCCTCATTTGGTGGGGCGCGACCTGTCTTCGTTGGAGTTTATCCTCCCTCAGTCGGTTTCTCCGCCTCGGCGCACTAGCAACGGCGCGATCGAATACCGGTTCATCGACAGCGAGGGAAAGCCTCATACGCTACTCGATGAGCAAATGATGCACACGCGTGGGTTCGGGACCGATCCCATGTGCGGCCTGAGCCCGCTTGCCATGGGTCGCAATGTATTCGGGGCTGCTATGGCTGCCGATGAGTCGGCCAGCAAGATGTTTGCCAACGGGATGAAACTCGGCGGCGTTCTGTCCACGGACCAGATTCTCAACAAAGCCCAGCGGGAGGACATCCGAGAGGACATGGCTGCCAAGTTCGCCGGCGCGGTGAACACCGGCAAGACGATGGTACTGGAAGCTGGCATGAAATATCAGCAGGTGTCCATGACGCCCGAAGATGCCCAAATGCTCCAAACCCGAGCTTTCAACGTCGAAGAGATCTGCCGGTGGTTTCGTGTGCCTCCTTGGATGGTGGGCCACACGTCGAATAGCACGAGCTGGGGCACCGGCATGGAACAGCAGATGCTTGGGTTCCTGAGCTTTACGTTGCTTCCCTGGATGAAGCGAATCGAGCAGAGCATTAATCGTCGCCTTCTGCGGCCCGATGAGCGGCGGCGGTTTTACGCGAAGTTCAACCCAGAGGGCCTGCTCCGCGCCGACAGCGCTGCGCGTGCCGCGTTCTACAGCTCCATGACGCAAAACGGCATCTATACCCGCGACGATTGCCGGATCAAGGAAAACCTTGCACCCATGGGCGGTAACGCAGCGAAGCTCACCGTTCAATCCAACATGCTGCCGATCGACAAGCTCGGCGAGGGCTCGGGCGATGCCCAGCAAGCCCGTTCCGCGCTGTTGGACTGGCTCAACGAAACCCCCAAGGGGAACCAGGAATGAAACGGAAAGACCAGTCCTTGGCGGTGAAGTACCGCTCATTTGATTACGACGTGAAGGCTGTCAGCGATGACGGCCTTTTTTCTGGCTACGGATCGGTGTTCGGTGTCGTCGACAGTTACAACGAGGTGGTTGCGCCCGGGGCGTTTCTTGATTCGATCGCCGACCTCAAGGCGAAAGGCAGGTCTTTACCAGTCCTCTGGCAGCACCGCACCGCCGAGCCAATCGGTTCCTGGTCCATGGATACCCTGAAAGAGGACACCAAGGGCTTGTTCGGTGATGGCGAGCTCTGGCTTGCCGATGCGCCGTATGCCCGCATCGCAATGCGCGGCATGAAGTCCCGATCCATCACTGGTCTTTCCATCGGCTATTACGTGCGCGAATCGAGCTTCGACGAGAAGACCCGCATCCGCACGCTCACCAAGCTTGACCTGGTGGAAATTTCTATTGTGACGGTACCGGCCAACGATGAGGCGCGCACCGACACCATCAAGTCGAAGCTGGCACATGGCGGCCTTCCTTCCCTTAAAGAATTCGAGTTGCTCTTGCGCGAGGCAGGATTCTCGAAAAACCAGTCAACGGTGATTGCCAACCGTGGACTGCAACACCTGCTCCGGAGCGAGTCCGCGGGCGACCTGGCTGAAGCTGAACTCGTCGAGGCGATCAAATCGCGCCCGACACTGACTCTCCCATCGTTTTGAGGATTCACCATGCATAACGCCATGAGCAACCAGGCTCGCGCCGAAAACCGTCAGATGCAACGCAAAGAGCACTCCGACGACAAGGTCCAACTGAAAGCGGTAACCGACCTGCTGGACCAGCGCGACCAGGAAATCAAAGCGTTCGCCGAGAAGGCGAACAAAGAAATCAAAGAGCACGGCACCATTCTGGCCGATACCAAGACCGTTCTCGACGGCCTGGTAAAGGATGGCCTGGGCTTGCAGGATCGCCTGCAGGACATCGAGCAGAAGCTGGCTCGCCGCTTTGCGGCGAACGATCCAACTGACGCCAAGTCGGTAGGCGAAGAGCTGTCCGACTCGGAGGACTTCAAGGCCCTGCAAACTCGCGGCCGTGGCATCGCCCGCATTGGTCGCAAGGCCGTCACCAACATCACCAGCGCAACCACCGGTACTGGCGGCGTGGGCGTTGGCATCCAGCCCACGCGGGTTCCTGGCATCGTTGCAGATCCGGAGCGTCAATTCGTCATCCGCGATTTGATCATGCCCGGCCGGACCGGCTCCAACGCTGTCGAGTTCGTGCAAGAAAGCGGCTTCCAGAACATGGCGGCGATCCAGGCCACTGAAGGCGCAGCGAAAGCCCAGTCGGATATCTCGTTCGCTATGAAAACCACCAACGTGGTGACCATCGCGCACTGGTTTCGCGCCTCCAAGCAGGTTCTGTCCGATATCCCGCTGTTGCAGAGCTACATCAACGGTCGCGCGATCTACGGCCTGAAGTACAAGGAAGAAGAGCAGATCCTCGCCGGTAACGGCGTGGGTGGGAACATGCTCGGCCTGATCCCTCAGGCATCCGCTTTCAACAATGCCCTTCGCAAAGCCGGCGATACCAAGATCGATACGCTGCGTCGCGCCATCCTGCAGGTACGGATCGCCGAATACCGCGCCTCGGCGATCGCACTCAACCCCGTCGACTGGGCTGACATCGAGCTGACCAAGGACAGCACTGGCTCCTACATCTGGGTCAACGTCCAGGAAGGCGGCGCACAACGTCTGTGGAAACTGCCTGTTGTGGATAGCAACGCTGTTCCAGAGGGTGAATTCCTGGTGGGCGCCATGAACATCGCGGCTCAGATTTTCGACCGCGAAGAGGCGGCCGTCGAAGTTTCGACTGAAGACGGCGACAACTTCCGTACCAACATGGTCACGATTCGCGCGGAAGAGCGCCTGGCTATGGCTGTGTACCGTGAAGAATCCTTCGTCCACGGTGAATTCGACGCGCCGTAAGGCTTCGACACCTCATAGGAGCGCGCCCGGGAAACCGGGTGCGAACACCGATGCCAGACATCACTGTAAAAGCGATCAAGGGCTTCAATGCCGACGGCCTGGATTCAGGCGAAAAGTATGTAAAGCGTGGTGCGGAATTCACCGTGGATGAATCGGTGGCCCGCGATCTCCGCCGTAATGGCCTGATCGAGGAATACGACGTGAAGCAGGCGCCCGAACCCGAAAACAAACAGGCTAAGGAAGCGGATAACAAAACCGCCCCAGAAGCCAGCCAAAAGCCGAAACCCGAGCTGAAAAACAAGGCTAAATAATTATGAGCGTGATCGACATCGAACTGGCCATGAAGCATCTGCTCGCGGAGCCTGAGGACCAGGACCTGGTGCAGTCGCAATTGGACGGCGCCGAGGAGGCTGCTCAGCAGTTCCTTCAGCGCCGGTTCTTTGCCGATCAGGCCTCTGTGGATCTCGCAAAGTCCACCACTCTTCAGCGGACCCAGGCGGCGCGCGCCACTTACCGCGCCGCGCTGATTGTGGCTGATGCCCCTGAAAACTCTGACGACCGTTGCCGGCTGCGTGAGCGTGCTCGCCAAACTCTGGCGGACGCCTTCGAGGCTATCGACATGGACGAATTCGGGATAGTGATCAATAAGGGTATCCAGGCGGCGTGCCTGCTCAAGCTTGGGCACCTGTTCGCGAATCGTGAAGAGGTGGTGACGGGGACCATCGCCACCGAGCTGCCACTGACCAGCAAGTCCCTGCTGATGCCGTATCGCATCCGGATGGGTGTGTAATGCGCGCCGGTCGGTTGCGGCACCGCATCGATATCCAGAAGCCGGTGGTGGAGCGCGACCCAGAAGACAACACAGAACTTCCCGTGAGATGGGAAACCGTCTGGGAGCGTTGCCCAGCGTCGGTTGAGCCCTTGAGCGCAAGGGAGTTCTTGGCGGCCCAGGCTACTCAGTCCGAGGTGACAGCCAAGATTGTTGTTCGGTACCGCGCGGGCTTGCTCCCCACGATGCGTATCATCCATCGCGGTGAGGTTTACAACATCGCCGGCGCACTGCCGGACAACGTTTCAGGCCTTGAGTATTTGACGCTGCCGGTCAGCAAGGGCGTAAACGATGGTCGATGAAGTCAAGTTCAGTTTGATCGGCATCGACAGTCTGCTCGGAAAGCTGTCCACCGTGAACGATGAGGTTAAGCGCAAGACCGGCCGCACCGCGCTTCGGCGTGCTGCTGAGATGGTTGCCAAGAACTTCAAAGAAGGTGCCCGGCGTTGGGATGATCCGGACACTGGGCGCTCTATTGCGGACAACATCGTCCTGCGTTGGAACGGACGGCTGTTTCGCCGTACTGGTGACCTGGGCTTTCGCGTTGGCGTGCTGCACGGCGCGGTGCTGGTCAAAAACGGCAGCACCGAGAAAAGCGCACCGACACCGCATTGGCGTCTGCTTGAGTTCGGTACCGAGCATATCGCTGCTGACCCTGTGGCCCGCCCAGCCCTGGAAGATCATATCGGCGAAGTCACCAATGAGTTCGCCACTCAGTTCGAGAAAGGCCTCGACAGGGCAATACGTCGGGCCGAGAAGGCCAGGAGCAGCTGATGTTCGCACCAATCAACGCCGTGTGCGCCCTGGACGCTGGGGTCATCGCAGTCCTGGGCTCAACCCCGCAGCGCCTTTATCCATTCGGCGACGCACCACAAGATGGGCAAAAGCCTTACGCGGTATGGCAGACCATCGGTGGTGACCCCGAGAACTACCTGGCTGGGCGCCCAGACACCGACGGCTACACGTTGCAGGTCGATGTGTACGCCACGACTGGAAAGGATGCCCGGGCCGTTGCCAGGGCAATCAGGGACGCAATTGAGCTGAAGGCCTACATCATCCGCTGGGGCGGAGAAAGCCGCGACCCTTCGACAAAGAATTACCGGTACAGCTTCGACGTGAGCTGGCTCGTTCCTCGATAACGCTTCAACCCACACCAACCCCGCCGAGTGCGGGTTTTTTTATGCCCGACATTTGGAGAACGCCATGTCGATCCTTTCCCAAGGAACCCAGATCTACGCGCTGGTCCCGCCGCTTTCCGGCACCGGGCCTATGACCGTCATGGAAGTTGAGTGCGCTACCAGCTTCGACCCGGGCGGTGCGCCGGCCGAACAGATCGAGGACACCTGCCTGTCCGCCGACGAGCGCAGCTACAAGAAAGGCTTGCGCACTCCGGGCCAGGCTTCGCTCGGCCTCAACGCTGATCCAAACAACGCGAGCCATATTCGCCTGCATCAGCTCTCCGAAGCTAACGGTGATACGACCATCAAGTGGGTAGTGGGCTGGTCGGACGGCAAAGACATCGTTCCGACGATCAGCACTGAAGGCGACGACTTCGATCTGCCACCGACCCGCACCTGGTTCGCTTTCCAGGGCTACGTGGCCGACTTCCCATTCACTTTCGCGCAGAACGCCGTAGTTGCATCGACAGTGTCGATCCAGCGCTCGGGCGGTTCCGCCTGGATTCGTAAGGCCTCCGCATAATGGAACTGAACATCGCGAACCTGAAGAAATCGAAGGCGTTCACCGCCCGGCCTGTGGCCAAGGAAATCGAGTGGGAAGGCGCCAAGTTCACCTGCTACGTCCGGCCCCTGTCGTACCAGACTGCCGTGGGCGACATCGCTGCCCACCGTGGCGCTGACCCGCTGGCCTGCCGCATTGCCTCGAGCATCTGTGATGCAGAGGGCAAGGCAGTGTTTACCGTGGCCGACATCACCGGTGAGGCAGATCCGGAGAAGGGCGCCCTCGACCCTGACCTGACCAACCTGCTGCTGATCGCCATCGGCGAGGTGCAGAACTCGGGAAAGAAGAAGCGCTAGACCCTTCGGATGAGTTGTGGTGCGAGCTGGTCATGAATGGAATCGGCGGCCGCACCATTGCCGAAGCGCAGGAGCGCATGACCTATTCCGAGTTTGTGGTCTGGATGAAGTTTCGCGCCAAGCGCGGATCGCTGCACCAGGGCATGCGGGTCGAGATGGCTCTGGCGCAGTTCCAGGCGTTCTACGTGAATTCGAAAACCGGCAAGGACGCGCCGAGGCTGTATCAGCAGGACTTCGCACCTCACATGGATCCTCGTATCGAGTCGCTGGAGGAGGCGCTCGCGGTTTGGGCCTGACGGCGAGCAATGATAGTCTTTCTCTTTTTAACTCTAGGTGTGATTTTTTCACGCTTAACCATGGAAGAGGAAGATGCATTGTGAGAATTTTCAAGTTGGTTGCGGCAGCAGTTTTTTTGCTCGGTGCGATGAGCGCGCACGCTGAAAAGACTGACTTAAAGCTTACTGGTAGCCAGGGGGTTAACTTCTTTTTCACGATGTCTAATCCTTGGGCGTCAGACAAAGTTTACATTCTCAACACTGCAGAGAGGTTTTGCGCAGACAAGCCTGTTTGCATTGCTCATTTTTATCTAACCGGAACTGCTGCGCCAAAGGGCTTTCCTCTGAGTGATAGCGAGGTTGAGGTAGAGATTGCGACATACAATAAAAATAAAAACACTGGGCTAAATAGGATCTTGTGGAACTGCTCTAAGTTTTCAGGAGTTCCAAGCAGTAGCTGTTTCTGATTTGTGAAGTTTATAAAAAGTACTTAACTGTTAAGTCTTTCAGTTAATACAAGGCCCACCATCTGGTGGGTCTTTTTTTTGCCGGAGGAAAGTATGGCAGGATCACTTGGCACTCTAACCCTAGACCTGATTGCCAAGATTGGCGGCTTCACCGGCCCAATGGATCAGGCCGGAAGAGCAGCAAAAAGATCGTCTAAAGAGATTGCTGATTCGGCAAATGAAGCTTCCTTGGCTTGGAGCGCACTTGGCGAGGTTGCCGCAGGCGTGGTGGCTGGTTTTTCGGTCGCAACTATTTTCGGTCGGTTTATTTCAGAAACAAAGGGTGCTGAAAGAGAGCAGGCTCAGCTAGGCGCAGTTCTTCGATCTACTGGTGAGTCGGCTGGGTTTAATCGTGATCAGTTGAACGCCATGGCGGACGCTATGCAGCGTGCGACAACATTTTCTGGTGGCGATATCAGCCAAGCCCAGACGACTCTACTTGCTTTCACCGGCGTTATTGGGAATCAGTTCAATCGCGCTCTCCAGTCCGCTGCCGATATGGCTGCACGAACCGGTGTATCGGTGAAAGATGCAGCAGAGACAATCGGTAGGGCCCTTGATGTACCTTCGGAGGGGCTTACCTCTCTAAGCAAGCAGGGTTTTCGATTCACCGAAGAGCAGAAGAAAATGGCCGTAGCCATGGAGTCTACCGGCGATATCGCTGGTGCTCAGGGCATAATTCTCAAGTCTCTGGAAGAATCATATGGCGGTGCGGCCGCTGCTGCCCGAGACACTTTTGGCGGATCTCTTGATGCTTTGCAAAACACCATCTCAGGCTTACTCACCGGAGACGGAAGTCTTGACTCGGCGAAGAGCGCGGTTAGCTCGCTTAACGAAGCACTTTCTACACCTGGCGCGAAGGCAGCAGTCGATGCGTTAGGAAAGGCTGCTGGAGTTCTAGCGGTCGTATTGGCTGCAAGGCTAGCCAGCGCAGCAGCTGCGACGGCCGTTTCATTTGCTGCCGCGTCGGTTGAAGCCGTTCGCTATCAACTGGCACTCGCCAGAATGGCTGGGGTGTCAACGGCTGCCGCTGCAGGCCTGGTCGGAATTGGAGTTGCGGCCCGCGCAGCGTCCGCGGCAATGGCTTTGCTTGGCGGTCCCGTGGGTATCGTCATAACGGCAGCTGCGGCGCTTGCTTACTTCATGTCCACCAGCAACGACGCGAAAGAAAGTGCGGGGGCATTGGCTGACAAGGTTGACTGGCTCAATAAGTCATTTGATGGATTTACCAAGAACCAGGCAAAGGCGGCGCTCGCAGGAATCAGCGAGGAATATCGCTTACAGGGTTATGCGATTGATTCTGCGCAAACCAGGGTGCGCCAATACCAGATGAACTTGAAGGCCTTTCCTAAGGACGACAGGGTTCGCGAGTGGAATGAGGGGCTGATAGAGCAGTCCGCAGTTCTTGATACTTTGAAGCAAAGCTTCTCCGCGCTTGGCGTGCAGATGGCTTCGCTCACGAGCCGTATCGAGGCGCCAGATACGACGATCGGTTCAAAAGTCTACGAGGAGATGTCAAAAAAGATTCAGGAGCAAATCCTTCTCGCAGGTAAAAGCAGTGAAGCCGACAAGCTAGCGGCGCGAATCAAAGCCGGTCTTGTCGAGGGCCTTAAGGCTGGCGAAGGGGACTTGCTTGTCGCCTCCCAGAAACGTGCGGATGCAGCGATTAAAGCCGCCGAGGCAACTAAGAAGGCAGACGATTCCGCCAAGGCGTCAGCCAAGTCAGCTGCCGAAGCCCTGGCAAAACGCGGTGTTGATGCTGAGGAAAACTACCGCCGTCAAATCACGCTCATCGATGAGACTACCGGCAAGCAGGGCAAGGCGACCGAAGTCGCAAAGCTCGCCTTCGAGTTGGAAACCGGAAAGCTGAAGGGCGTCAGCGTTGAGCGGCAGAAGGTGCTGAAGGACCTGGCTGCTGAGTTGGACTCGAAGGTCAAACTCAAGAAGCAGAACGAGCAAGACCTGAAGCTGGCGACCCTGGCCGCCAACCTCAAGGACAGCAACACCATTGTGAAGCAGGGCTTCGACATGGAGTTGGCTGGCGCAGGCTCCGGGGAAAAGCTCAGGGGGCGCCTCAAGGAAGACCTGGCGATCCAGCAGGACTACGCCAAGCAGCGCGCCGAGATGTACAAACAGTACAAGGAAGCCGAACTGCTGGGCGACCCTGACGCCAAGGACACCTACGACAAGGAAACCGCTCTGCTCGAGGAGGCCCTTGCCGAGCGCATGGTCATCCAGCAGGACCACTACAACCAGCAGGATAAAGCCCAAGCCAACTGGATGGACGGGGTCAGTGATGCCTGGCAGAACTACGTCGATGCTGCGACCAACTACACAGCAATGGCTGCCGATGCCACATCCTCGATACTGGATAGCGCCAAGGGAGGGTTAAGCAATTTCCTGTCTGATGTGATCAGCGGCGCCGAATCTGCCGACAATGCGCTCGGCGACCTGGTGGCGAACTTCGCGAAGTCCACGCTGCAAGCGCTTTCTGACATGGCTGCGCAGTGGCTGGTGTATCAGGCGGTGCAGCTCTTGGTGGGTAAGTCCACCCAGGCAAGTGCAGCGCCGATGCTAATTGCGAACGCTCAGGCTACCGCCTCCCAAGCAAGTCTTGCGGCCTACGCCTCGACCGCTGCAATCCCAATCATTGGCCCGGCTGCTGCGCCTGCAGCGGCGGCATCTGCGGCTCTTGCCACTGCTCCAATGGTGGCTGGCGTTGCCAGTGCTGCTCTTGCAGGTATGGCGCACGACGGCATCGATGCGGTACCGGAGACGGGAACCTGGCTGCTTCAAAAGGGCGAGCGGGTAACCACGGCGGAGACTAGTGCCAAGCTGGACAAGACGCTTGATCAGCTGCGCGCAAACTCTGGTGGCGGTGGTGGTGGAGGTATTCACATCAGCGCCCCAGTTAGCGTGCAGGCTCAGCCTGGCATGAGCGGGGATGATGCTCGCAAGCAGGGCGAAGCGATGGGCCAGGGTCTGGTCTCGGAAATCCGGCGAGTGCTTCAAGGTGAAATGGGGCAGGGCGGCATGCTCTGGAGGCGAGTCTGATGGCGGAAACATTCAGCTACTGCGTTCAACTGGGCGGCGACGGAGAGACTGACCAGCGCACATGGGAGAACGATTTCGGCGACGGCTATACCCAGGCTGGCGGCATCGGCATCAACACCAAAAGCGAGAACTGGAACCTGACGCACTCTGGCGTCATGGCTCCCGGTGAGGAGTTGCTGAAGGTGCGAGATTTCATCGACCGGCACGAAGGCTACAAGGCGTTTATCTGGACGCCGCCGGGCGGAACCCAGGGGCGATACCGCTGCAAGGGCTACAAGTCCAAACCGCTCGGCGCTGGCCTGTGGACGCTCTCGTTTACCTTCAAGCAGACCTACACGCCTTAACCGCAAACCTCACCAGACCCCGCCAAGTGCGGGGTTTCTTGTTTCTGGGGCCCTATGAATTACAACACCGATATTCAAAAGCTCGAGCCGGGTAACCAGATCCGGCTGTACCAGCTGGACGCTACGCACCTGGGGGCAACGGTTTGGCGCTTCCACGGCCATGCCCACGAGGGCGACATCATCTGGCAGGGCCAGTTGTATTCGCCGCTCCAGATCGAGGCCAAAGGCTTCGACATTCGCGGGGATGGCCGACCGGCCACACCAACGCTGCAGGTGGACGACGAACTCGGCGGCGTGCGCGGGGCGATCACCGCCCTGTGTTTCCAGTTCCGCGACTTGGCCGGCGCTCGGGTGAAGGTGATCGAGACGTTCCGCCACTTCCTGGATGCCGCCAACTTCCCCGACGGCAACCCGGAAGCCAGCAACCAATCGAAAACGAACCTCTGGTTTATCGAACAGAAGACCGAGGCGCTACCCAGCATCTCGGTCACGTTCTCGCTGTCGAGCCCCACGGACATGGAAGGCCAGATGCTGCCGGCGCAGCAGATCACCAAGCTTTGCCGGTGGGCCTGCCGTGGCGGGTACCGGCAGGAGGCCTGCGCCTACACCGGCACAGCGATGTTCGACAAGAAGAACCAGCCCACCGACAACCCGGCACTGGACCGCTGCGGCGGTTGGTGGAGCAGCTGCAAGCTTCGGGGCAATACTCGCCGGTTTGGTGGGTCCATGGGCGCGAGCCTTATCGCAAGTTCGAGGTAGCGATGCGCATCAATCAAAAATTACAGGACGAGATCCGCGCGCACGCCGAGCAGGCCTACCCTGCCGAAGCCTGTGGTGTCCTGATCAAGTCTGCCACTGGGCGTGAGTACGTGCCCTGTGGGAACCTGGCCACCACGCCGCGCGAACACTTCCAGATCGATCACAAGGACATGGCCCGGGCGGAAGATCGTGGTGAGGTGCTGGCGATCATCCACAGCCACCCCGACAAGGCGCCGACGCCGAGCATGGCCGACCGCGTCAGCTGCGAGTTGCACGAATTGCCCTGGGGCATTGTCGGCTGGCCCGGCGGTGACTTTGAGTGGTTCAAGCCTTCGGGCTTCCAGGCGCCGCTGCTGGGCCGGGACTTCTCCCATGGGCTGCTTGACTGCTGGGCAGCGTGCCGCGACTGGTACGCGCGCGAGGCTGGTCTGGAACTGCCGAACTTCGAGCGCGCCGACATGTGGTGGGAGCAGAAAGACGGGCCAAGCCTCTACGAGGACAACTTCGCGGCCACCGGTTTCTACCAGGTCAACGAGGCGCAGCGCGGCGATATGCTTGTCCTGCAAATCCCAACGCCGGGCCGGGAGTGCTACTTCCCCAATCATGCGGTGATTTACTTGGGCGACGAGCCGGCGCTCACCAGTGAGCCGGCGCCGAAGCTTGGCGGGTCTGGCCCGTTTATTTACCACCACATGCCCGGGCGCCTGGCTGCCCGCGAGATCTACGGCTGGTCGATGGCCAACCGCGTCAAACTCATTCTCCGGCACAAGGACTACCGCCCATGACGATGCGCACCATCAAACTCGGCGGGGTGCTGGGCAAAAAGTTCGGTAAGGAATACCACCTCGATCTGTACGGCGTTCACGACGCCACGGCGGCGCTGTGCGCGATGAAGCCGGGCTTTGAGAAGTTCATGCGGACAGCTCATGAGCGCGGCATGGTCTTCGCAGTGTTCGTCGACGAGCGAAATGTCAGCGAGCAGGAGCTGGAGCTGGTGGGGCGTGCCGAGGGTGACATCCGTATCCAGCCGATCGTGCAGGGTTCCAAGCAGGCAGGCATGTTCCAAACCCTGCTGGGGGTGGTGCTGATCGTGGCGGGCCTGTTCACTGGCGGCACCACCTCCACGCTGGGCATGGGCCTTCTCGCCGCCGGCGCTGCTGTTGGCCTGGGCGGCGTGGTGCAAATGCTATCGCCGACCACCAAGGCCAGCGCCGAGGGCAAGAACGACGACGGCAACAACCCCAGCTACGGATTCGGCGGAGCGATCACCACGATCGCCCAAGGCAACCCCTACCCACTGCTGTACGGCGAGCGCGAGATCGGCGGCGCGGTTGAGTCTGGCGGGATCTACACCCAAGACAACAGCTGATTCAGCAAACACAACCAACCCGCTTCGGCGGGTTTTTGCATTCTGGAGGGCGCATGAGCGCAGTAGAAAAGAAGGCGCGCCGCGCAGCACCTCGCAAGCGTCGGGCAGTGATCGGTAGCAAGGGTGGCCAGGCGAAGCAGAAACAGCCCAGCATCGCCTCGAACAGCGTGCCGTCGATCTCTACTGCGCGCATTACCTACCTGTGGAGCTGGGGCCCGATTGTTGGCCCGGTTGATGGCTTGCGCTCGGTCAAGTTGAACGGAACTGCAATCCAGGCGCCGGACGGCACGATCAATTATCCCAGCGCCAAGTGGCAGTTCCGCAACGGCGAGCTGAATCAGCAGCGCCTCGAGGGCATACAAGAATCCAGTAACGAGATCGACGTAAAGAAAGAGCTGGTCTTCGGCACACCTTGGTTGCACAGCATCACCAACTCGATGATCGACGCCGTGCGCATCCGCCTGAGCTGGCCAACGCTTCGCAGTCAGGACGCCTCCGGCAACATCAATGGCGTACGCATCGATTACGCGGTGGACATCTCCACCGACAACGGTCCCTACGTGCAAGTGCTGGCGTCGGCTGTGGATCGCAAGAACATCACGGAGTACGAACGTGCGCACCGGCTTGATCTGCCTGCTGGTAGTCGCTGGACCATTCGTGTTCGTCGCCTGACCCCGAATGCTAACTCCGACCTGGTCGTAGATCAGATGATCGTCAAGGCGATTGCTGAGGTGGTCGACAGCGACCAGGAGTATCCACTCACGGCTGTCGGCTGCCTCGAATACGACGCGCAGACGTTCGGCGGTGATATCGCCAAGATTGCCGTGCTGATGCGCGGGCGCATCATTCGTGTGCCGACCAACTACAACCCCGAAACCCGCACCTACGCAACGTCAGGCACCGGCACAAGCAACGGCATCTGGGACGGCACCTTCAAAGAGGCCTACACCAATAATCCGGCGTGGATCTTCTACGACCTGGTGCTGCACCCTTACTACGGATTGGGCGACCGGATCGACGCCACAATGGTTGATCGCTGGGCGCTCTATCGCATCGCGCAGTACTGCGACCAGATGGTGCCGGACGGGAAGGGCGGCCAGGAACCGCGCTTCACCTGCAATCTGTACTTCCAGAAGCAGGCCGAAGCCTATGCCGTGCTGCAGGACCTGGCCTCGATCTTCCATGGCTTGGCCTACTGGGACGGCAGCCAGATTGTGGTCAATGCCGATATGCCGGGTGACCCGGTCTACACCTACAACCAAACCCAGATCCTCAACTCCGGGGCCATCAAGTACGAAGGCACCCGCGCGCGTGACCGGCATACACAGTTCATGGTCTCTTGGGACAACCCAGACCAAGGCTTTGAGACGGACAAGGAGCCCGTGTTTGATGATGAAGCCATGGTCGAGCTGGGCGGCATCGTGCGCGATACCGCTATTGGCGCGATCGGGTGCACATCCCTTGGGCAAGCGCAGCGTGCCGGGCAGTGGGCGGCTCTCACCGAGAAGCTACAGACCCAGGGCGGCGTGTTTCGTGTCGGCCTGGACGGCCATATTCCGAAGCCTGGTCAGGTCATTGCCGTCGCCGACCCTATGCTGGTTGGTCGGAACAACGGTGGGCGAATCGCTGCAGCCGCTGGCCGCGTAGTGACGCTTGACCGTGACACCGCTGTACCGGTGGGCGCGCGCCTGATGGTTAACCTGCCCAGCGGCAAGTCAGAGGGGCGCGTGGTGAAGTCGGTCGCCGGTCGCAAGGTAACTCTAATGGCCGACTTCAGCGAGCAGCCACAGGCCGAATGCGGCTGGATTCTCGACTATGAAGACCTGAAACTGATGCAGTTTTACGTCCGCAATGTCACGCGTCCAGAGTGGCACCAGTTCCAGCTCGAGGTGATCCAGCACGACCCCAGCAAGTTCGATGCGATCGACAATGGCGCAGTGGTAGACACCCGGCCAATCACCGGCATTCCGGTTGGCAGCCAGGACGCGCCGGCTCGCGTCATGCTCAGCCAGAACGTGGTCATCGAGCAGGGCATAGCCGTGACGGTCATGTCCATCGCGTGGGATGCAGCGCCCGGCGCCGTGGCTTATGACGTTGAGTGGAAGTGGGGCGCGCGAGAATGGATCACGGTGCCGCGCACCGGCGAACTTATGGTTGACGTGCGGGGGATCTACTCCGGCCAGTACATGGCCAGGGTACGCGCGGTGAGCGCACTCAACGTGTCGTCGATCCCTACAACCTCGGTGTTGACCAACCTCGAAGGCAAGGCAGGTAAGCCGCCGGCGGTGTCGTTTCTGACAACCACCAGCCTGGTCCATGGCATCGGCATCGAGTGGGGATTCCCACCAGGTGCTGAGGACACCCAACGGACGGAGCTCTGGTACAGCGAGTCGGCCGACTTGACGACGGCGACCAAGCTGAGCGACTTCAGCTACCCCCAAGCATCTCACGAAATGCACAGCCTATTGGCCGGCGCGAGCTTGTTCTTTTGGGCGCGCTTGGTGGACCGCACTGGCAACGTTGGCCCGTTTTTTCCGGTGCCCGGCGCCGTCAATGGCCAGGCCAGCACCAAGCAGAGTGATTATGAGGCGTACTACGCGGAGAAGATTGGCAAGGGCGCCCTATATCAGAGCTTGCGTGAAGAGATCGAGATGATTTCAGGTGATGGGCCAGGCTCTGTAAATGAGCGGCTTGAGGAGGCCAAGAAAGAGCTGGAGGATTTGATCAAGCAGGTGAGCGACGCGCTTGCCTACGACCCGGCGAAGCCATATTTGAAGGGTGACATTGTTCGGCTTGATCAGCGCCTCTACCAAGCCAAAGGGCCGGTGCCGGTGGGCGCCGCGCCTCCCAACGCTGATTACTGGATCGATATCGGCACCATTCTTGAGACCACTGATGCACTGGTGTCCCAGGTCCATATCATCGAAGCCAAGATCGAGGAAATCGACGGCAAGGTGTTGGCCACCGCCACATCGGTTGAGGCGTTACGGTCTGCTGCCCGTGGCGATGACGGCGCTGGCGATCTGGCAGACGCAATCAAAGGGTGGACGTCCACCGCAGATCTTGCCGTCGAACGTAAAACCCGGGCGACCGAGACCGATGCGCTGGCTCAGCAACTTCTCACCCTGGGTGCCCAGGTAGGTGACAACAAGTCGTCGCTGACCGTTCTGGAGCAGGTGGTGGCCAGCAATCGCGAGACTTCAGCAGCTCAAATCAACCAGCTGAAAAGCGATCTGTCTGCCGTCGACCAAAAGGCGATCGGCAATGCTCAAGCGATCACAAGCCTGGACACCAAGGTCACCAACTTGGACGGGAAGATCACATCACAAGCTTCGAGCAATGAGGCGCTGCGGGCATCCGTTCGCGGAGATGATGGCTCCGGCGACCTGGCTGGCGCTCTCAAAGCTTGGGACTCCACGGCAGCTATCAGCACCGAAAAACGTGTGCGAGCATCTGAAATTGAGGCTCAGGCCAAGGTTTCGGAAACGCTGCAGTCGAGCATCGGCCAGACAAGTGCGTCAGTGCAAACGGTGAGCGAGACGGTTGTGCAACTCAACGGCAAGGTGCTGGCTCAGACAACTATGAAGGCTCAGACAATTGTCGATGGCCGAAGGGTTGTATCTGGATTGGCCTTCGGGGCAAACGGTGATCAGTCGGAATTTCTGATCTTTGCCCAGCGGTTCGGCGTAGTGAATGAGGTGAACGGCAAGGTTGATCCGATGTTCGTCATCGAGAACGGCCAGGCCGTTTTCAACACAGCGATCATCAGCAAAGCGATCATTCAGGAAATCGTCCTGGGGATGGTCTTGCGGTCGCCTGCGGTGGATTCAAAAGGCCGTCCGCTGCTGGAAATCAACATCCCAGCGGGAACGCTAACCCTGCGCAGCTCTGGAACCGGTGGGTCGTCGCTGCTCAATAACGATGGCCTGACTGTGTTTGATGGAAATGAAGATAAGCGCGTAATGGTGGGGAGACAGTCCTGATGGAAGAGTACGGTATGTGGACTTGGGGGCCTGGAAACGTTCCTGAAATTACACCCAGTTCCTTCACCATGAGAACTGTGTATACCGCGGTTCTCTCACCTGCGACATGGGGGGCTGTCAAATACCTTGATATTGCCGTTGCGGGCGTCACCCCCGACAACGCATCAGCGTTCTGCGTGCTCGCTCAAGCCGCGTCACCTCTGAATGACAAACAACTTGAGCCCGAGGTGCTCAATGGAGTTGTAAGGGTCTGGAAAACGTTGAGAGGAGATCCCTGGGGGAACTCAGGGAGATCTTCTACGGTTATGCGATTGTTTGTAGTGAGGTTCAAATAATGGCCGACTCGTATGGTCTGTCTTTCACCGCCCCGCCTGATGATCGTGTAATTATTGACTCGGAATTTTTCCGGTTAATGGTTATCCACAAAGGCAGGTATGTCGGCACTGAGGAAAGTGGAAATTCTTCTACGACCTATTTCCCGACTCCGTTTACAACCCAGGAACAACCTCTAATTTTTATACGCCCGGACAGTGCCGCTGGAAATATCGGTATGGCGAATATAGAGGTGTACGGCAGTCCGGGTAACTGGACCGGATTCCGCATTCGGATATTTAACAACTACACAATCAAGCCAGTGGGTCGATGGTTTGCTGGCGTGTTTGGCAGTGCTTCAGTTGCAGAATTTGGGGCTCGAATCTGGGGGGCAGGACAGAAATTGATTTTCGACACCGGCACCCCGGCAGCACTTTTCGTAAGGGCGACCAACAGCTGGACGTACACGGGCAGTGGGCAGACTGGGCAAGGTCAAACTATTACGTATTTTCAGGCGCCCTTTACTATGGCGGAAGAAGAGTATGTGTTGATAAACAACATGGGCGTTGGAGTTAACACAATAGGTGTCGAAACAAATAGGCAAATTGGTTTTATTTGGAACTACCCTGGGCGAGTAATTACGGTCGCGGCTATAGGTATTTCTGGGTATAACGCCACATACATGGGCATAACTATCGTCGTTGCACGAATGACGTCTTAAACAAAATTTAACCACCAAATAGCCCGTCGTCGCGCGGGTCTTTTTTTGCCTGGAGAATGAAAATGGCTTCTTGGTTTTCAGAGGGGACCGTAACCGTTACGAACGGCAACGCTGTTGTAACTGGTGTGGGTACAAAATTTTCAAACTGTCGATCCGGTGACATGTTCGTCGGCCCAGATAACGGCATCTACCAAGTGATCAACCCGACAAGCGATACGGCGATCTCGATTTCACCGGTTTATCGCGGAGCAACCGCCGCTGGCGCTTCCTACGGCATTGTCCCGGTGAATGGCTACCCAAAGGCCCTGGCTGATGCGGTCAATCTGCTGGTTCAGCAGTGGGGCTCAACTCTGGCTGGCCTGGGCCCACTGTCTAGCGCAACCATTGCCCCGATCATCAATGGCGGGACAGGTGCGACAAGCGCGGCTGGAGCAAGAACTAACCTCGGGCTGGGGAATGTTGCCACGTTGAACACAGGGCGCGCGCCAGGAAACGTGCCCACTACGGAAATGATTGGCTATGTGGGTAGCCAGTCGACTGTGTCGTGGACGGCCGAGATCAATCCAGGCGTCGACAATAAGGTGTTTGCGTCTGCTGATTTCCCTGGCAACCCACAGGGTGGCAGCGGCCTCTACTACCGGCAGACTATTCAGTACGGCACCACAGGCAATCGCCTAATGATTGCTTGGCCATATGGTGTTTCTGGCAACACTGGCACCATAAAAATGCGCTCGATCTACAACGGCGCCTTCACGCCAGAAATTGAGCTTTATCACACAGGCAATACCACTCGTGCCCAAGACGGCACCTTGAAGGCGATCTGACCATGGCAAGAGCAGCAATTAATATAGTTGGCATCACTGGCGAGATATTCGATCTGACGTCGCTGGGAAGCCGCGAGGTGGACAGCTACCGTAAAGACGTCGGCATTTACTGCGTGACTGGCTCCTTGGGCTTGGTCCCGTTTCCACCAATAGACCAGGGCTGGGGATACTCGCTGCATCCGTCGGAGAACACGGCCAAGGTAGATGCGACCTTTTCTGAAGGTCTTCTCACCGTGACGGTCACAATGAACGGAGAGCCCTACGACCTAAAGACAATGATCACCCTTCACATCCTTGTTCCAGATCTGCCTCCGCAAGAAATTCAGCCAGCCCAACCGATTATTCCAGACCCTATTGAGTCTGCAAATTCCGAGATTGCACGGCTGCGGTCCATCGCTGACTACGCCATTGCCCCGCTGCAAGACGCAGTGGATGTCGATGAAGCCACGGATGCGGAGGTTGCCTCGCTCAAAGCCTGGAAGAAGTACCGAGTTGCGCTGAGTCGTGTGACCGACCAAATCGAATACCCAGATTCCGTCGAGTGGCCACAGGCTCCTGCCTAAGGCCCAATCGTTTACCGATGCCCGCCCTGAGCGGGCTTTTTTTCGTCTGGAGAAAAGTATGCCGATCACCGAGCAGCAGTTGCTGCAGATCCTCCCGAACGCCGGCCGCCAAGCTGGCGTTTTCGTTTCTGCGTTAAACACGGCGATGAATCGCTACTCCATCATTGGTCCGCCGCGGGCTGCTGCGTTCATCGCCCAGATCGGGCATGAGTCTGGCCAGCTGCGGTACGTGCGCGAGATCTGGGGCCCGACGGCGCAGCAGGCCGGCTACGAAGGCCGCGCCGACCTGGGTAACACCGTTAGCGGCGACGGTTCCAAGTACCGGGGTCGTGGACTGATCCAAATCACCGGCCGGGCGAACTATGCCGCGTGCGGTGAAGCGCTTGGCCTGGATCTGGTCAACGAGCCCGCGCTGCTGGAGCTTCCGCAGAACGCCGCGATGTCGGCTGCCTGGTTTTGGTCGACGAAGGGCCTGAACACACTGGCCGATCAGGGCGAGTTCGTGAAGATCACGCGGCGCATCAACGGCGGCGTGAATGGGTTGGCCGATCGCCAGGCGCTATACGAGAAGGCGTTGAAGGTGCTGGCATGACGCAGGTGCAGAAGCTGGCCGGCCTGGTCGTGATGATTTTGGTGCTGATGGCCAGTGCCGCCGGCGGCGCCTGGCAGATTCAGAACTGGCGCCTGGGCAAGCAGCTGTCTGAACAGCTATCAGCGCAGAGCGCCGCGCACCAGGGTCAGCTCGACGCCATCACCAACGAGGCCTGGCGTCAGCAGAAGGCCGAGCAGAGCAAGCGCCTGGCCATCGAGCAGCAGATCGCTGCGCAGGACCAACAACACGCTCAGGAATTATCCGATGCCCAACGCAAACAAGCTCTTCTGCGCGATCGTCTTGCCACTGCTGATGTCCGGCTGTCAGTCCTTCTCGACTCAGCGGATTCAGCCAGTGGCTGCAACGTGCCTTCCACCCCCGGCGCCTCCGGCGTGGTTCATGCAACCCGTCGAGCCCAACTTGACCCAGCGCATGCTCAAAGAATTATCGCCATCACCGACGACGGGGATAACGCCGTGATCGCGCTGCGGGCGTGCCAGGATTACGTCAGGACAATTTCACGGTAGGCCGGCCGACCCGCTGTCTAAGTTCAGCCAGCTCGCGCCGGTCGAAGTTTTTCGAGGTGGTGAGTTCAGCGATCTCCTTTCGCATTGCGGCAGCCTCGGCGCCGCGCTCTCGGAGATATCCAGCGAATTCGGCGTTCTTCGCCTGGACATCAAGTAGCGTCTGGCTGATGCAGAACACATCTGCCCTGGCTTTGCGAAGCTGCAGATTTAGTTCCTTGATCTCATTCTCCAGGATCAGGCAGTGCTGTTTGTACATTTCCAGAGGCGTGGGGAGGCCAAGCCACTCGCAGGTGTCTTCGTCGATGTTCAT